GGTGCACCTGGTCATCGAGGACGGAAACCGTGCCCAGGGTGACTCTCCTGGCGCCTGGTCGACGCCCCCAGGGAATCACCCTGGCGCCGGCCATCGTTGGCACCGCTCGCCGGGAGGGGGAGCCCCGAGGGGGGCCCGGTGCCCGCCCGACCTAAATATTATTACTTCGTTGCCGGTGCGTGCAGAGATATAACCTGGTAGACGGTGCCTGTACCTGAGGGGGGTGGTGTGGTATCCCCACTGTATGCTTCGGTACCTGGTAACGTGGTGGGGGAGGGGGGGTCGCTTGAGGCGACCCCCCCTCCCCCACCAATACCGTCTAGGTGTCCCACTTTCCTGTTTGGGACGGACCGGACAGGTCTATGGAGGTTGTGAAATGGCGCAGAACGGTGGGGGCCGAGGATGGGTGACCGATGACGAGTCGGGTGTTCAGACGATGCCGGATCGGTGGCGGTTGCTGCTTGAGTGGGTGTTGGCGGGACCGGAGCGTACACCGGCCACTCAGAAAGCCTGGGCTGCTGAGAATGACATGCATGAGGATTCGATTCGTCGGATCAAGCGGGATGTCCGTTTTGTCCGTGAGTGGGACCGCCGGGCCGCTGAACTGAATGTTCACCCTGAGCGCACTCAGACGGTCATCGACGCTCTGTATGGCGCTGCTGCTGGAGGGGATGTGAAGGCTGCTTCGCTGTACCTCCAGTACGTTGAGAAGTTCACTCCGAAGCGCCGTGTGATCGTCGATGATGAGCGTGACGCTTCGGGTCTGTCGGATGCCGAGTTGGCCGACGAGTTGGAGTCTTTGGTGGCCGAGTTCCGGGATGTGTCGGTGCCTGATGGCGATTAGTGCCGTTTCTCAGCATGGGCCGAACCCGCAGGCGGGTCTGCGTCGCCCTGATAGGTCTGTGTCGTTGCCGGTGCCGGATGCGAGGGGGGTTGCCGTTGAGATGATGGGGGGGCTTGGTAATCTGCCCTTGAAGCGGTTGCAGAAGCAGCGTGATGATCTGATTGACCGGTATGAGCGGTTGGGACCGGATTCTCGCCTGTATGACCAGCAGCGGGATGAACTGTTGGAGGCGATTGACGAGGTGGAGAGGCAGATCCGGGAGTTGGATCCGCCTCCGCCGCCGCCTCCGGTTGAGGCTTTTGATTTGGATGATCCGGCGGCTCGTAAGGCGGCGTTGGCGAAGTGGGGTGCGCCTCATTTGGGGGCGGTGCCTGATCTTCCGCCTGGTACGCATGCGATGACGGGTACTGGTGGTCATCTTCCTGGTGGGGGCGGGTTTGATTTCGATGAGTTCGACAGGGCTGTCAGTGAGGGTGTGGCGGAGGCTGAGGATGTGCCCGAGTGGTTGAGGTATGCGTCGCCTACGACTGTGGAGCAGTCAGAGCCGTGGGATTTGGTTGGCGAAAGCGCACACACCATTCGTGACGCTGTGGGTAGTTACGTCGCCAATGTGGCGGGATTCGACTGGGAGGACATGGAAACTGTTGAAGAAATGGCTGACCAGATTGTAGGTGATGTCTTAGGTAGGGAAGCCGGAGAACCCCTGCGGGAGGACTCAATCAACGACAGGGTTTGGACCGAGATTTTCCAGGCTGCCGAACATGCCGGCTTTGAGTACGATCTTGGAGAGTTCCTTCCGTTTGAGTCGGGTGCTGCGGAACCGTCAGCATCGGCGGGGTTTGATCCTCCGTTTATGAACCCTCAAACCGACCTGGAGGCTCTTACGTTGGCTCTTTGGTTGGGTATTACGGCTCCTACCGAGGACGGTGCTGCCGAGGCTGTTGAATACGCGGAAACTCTTGCTAGGTCGCTTTCGCCGCAACAGGTTGAAGAAGCACAACGTGCTGCCCAACAGGCGTTGGAACCATATTACGAAGCGTGGGACAGGGAGGATCGGGAGGAACGTGCAGCACAGTGGGAAGATCCGCGTCCACATTCTGACGACGAGTTTTCCCATGAGTCGCGTGCTGTAAATCTGCCGTCGGGTTTACCGGGGTTTCAGTCGCCGTCTGCTTCGCCGGGGTCGCCGGGGTTTCAGGCTCCGCCTGTGCGTGAACGGCCGGGCGGTTTCCGAACTCCGGCTGTGGGTGCGAAGCCGGGTGGGTTTCAGGGGGCGCCGCCGTCGGTGCAGTCGATGTTGACCCACATGGCTTCTGGTGAGCCTGGTCGGATCGGAAGATCACACCCGGAGGGGCCGACCCCACCGTATGAACCTGCTCCTCCTCTGACGGAGGAGGAGCGGAAACGCGGCAAGGAAGCAATCGAGAAGATCCGCAGAGATAACCCTAATATTGTGAACCCGGAATCGACGATGGATGCTGCATTTCTGCCGGGGATGTTCGCTCAGGCGGCTGAACAGGAAAGCCAGGGCTATTTCGGCGGTGTCGGAGATATTGTAGAAAGCGTCTTCGAGGCTGTGCCGGATATTGATCCGAGGACGGCGGCAGCGGTAGCGATGGCGGTTGCGGCGGCGATTGCCGCTGGCACCGGGGTGGGTGGGCCGTTGGTGCCGCCGCTTCTGGCCGGCGGAGCAATGTTGTCGTCCCAGTGATGCATACAAGGCGACGACGTATGTTGGCCGAGTTGCGTGCCGAGCGGTCAGCGGAGCGCGCTAAGGTGCGTAGCGAAGTGTTCGCTATGCACGCGAAGGGAGCCCCGTGTTGGGTGGGAAAGTGTTGCCAGGAGATGAGAACCAGGATTGGCGAGAGGAAGCATTTGGTGAGCGCCCTGCGTTAGGGCCCTGGGGGGATCCGTTTCATAACGACGCACCTATCGAGGTGTGTGGTCTGGAGAATCCGGAGTCATGCGACGCGTGCCAATGATTCATGCGGCGGCCATTCTTGGCATTGCCCTGGGGGTGTTCGTGTGCGCTATGCTGGTGCTTTCTGCTGGCAAGTTGGTGCAGGAACTACTCAGGCTTTAGGGAGGCGTTGTGGCTCGTTCGTTCGACAAGTGGATGGCGGAGGGTATCAACCGGGGGTTCTGCGGTCCGCCAGTGTGTGCTGTTCACGACGGGGATCCGACCACGGAGTACGAGGACATGGCTTTGTGGGATGGTGGGGAGCCTTGCTACCATGTGGTCCGCATGTACGAGGATGTGAAGACGAAGATCGCTGTGGAGGAAAATCATCCTCCTTCGATCTGGCGTAACACTTGGACTCCGAAGTTGCGGCTGGTTGACATCCCGGAGTTGAACGGTACGGCGGAGTGAATGTCGCGTTTAGCGGAACTGCGCCAGGAGGCCGAGTGGCGGCGTTGCGTCAAGGATGAGTCGTATTTCCTACGCAAGCATTGGAATATTGCTCATCCTGCTTACGGTCGAATACTGTTTGATCTCAGGAACGCTCAGTCTTTCGCTTTAGACCACTGGGATAACAACCGTTATTCGTTGACGTTGAAGGCCCGGCAGATCGGGTGGACGACCCTGGTGGCTGCTCACCAGTTCTGGTTGGCGTTCTTTCACCAGGATCAGAACATCATCGATCTGTCACGCACTGAGCGTGAGGCGGTGTTGTTGTTGCGGAAGACGAAGTACGGGTTTTCGCATCTGCCGTTGTGGATGGTGGATCGTGGTCCGAAGTCTCTGGTTGAGCATCAGCAGCGTATGGTATTCGATAACGGGTCGCAGATTACGTCGATGCCGTCTGCGTCGGATCCGGCGCGTGGCGAGTCCGCCACGCTGATCGTTGTCGACGAGTGGGCGTTCCTGCCGAACCCTGAGGAAGCGTGGGCTTCCATCGAACCGGTCGCTGATGTCGGTGGTCGCATTATTGGCCTGTCGACTGCGAATGGTTCCGGCAACTTTTTTCACAATCTGTGGGTGGGGGCTACGGCGTCGAACAACAAGTTTGCTTCGATGTTTTTTCCGTGGTCTGCGACGGAGGACCGGGACGAATCGTGGTATGAGGAAAAGCGGCAGTCGATGTTGCCGTGGCAACTCGCTCAGGAGTATCCGACGACACCGGAGGAAGCGTTTGTCCGGTCGGGTAACCCGGTGTTCGACCTGGATATGTTGGATGCTTTGGCTGCCAGTTGCCGGCGGGGCGATGTCGGCTATCTGCATTCTGTGATGCCGAGGGTTGTGGAGTTCAGGTTGTGAACTTGGAGGTGTGGTCGCCGCCGGATGCCATGCACGGCTATGTGATGGGTGTGGACACGGCGGAGGGTTTGGGGCATGGCGACTATTCGTGTGTCCAGGTGTTGGATCTGAACACCGGGGAGCAGGTCGCTGTCTGGCATGGGCATATTGCTCCTGACGAGTTGGCGGCCGAAGTTTTCAATGTCGGCTTGTGGTATCGGGATGCGTTGTGTTGCGTCGAGTCGAACAACCACGGTTTGACGACGATCACGGTGTTGCGCCAGTTGGGTTATCCTCGTTTATTTCGGAAGCGTACGCTGAACAGTGTGTCCAACCGGATGACGCAGGAATACGGTTGGAAGACGACGCGCACATCGAAGCCGTTGATGATCGATGACCTGGCGACTGCGTTGAAGAACAACGAGATCGGGTTGCGGGATCGGAACAC